AAGATGGCTCGACCACCCGCATGTGATGGCCGGCGATGATTGCACTCTGCAGTGGCAAAAGTTGTTCGATGACCTGCATCGCCTCGACAAATTATCGTATGAGGACATCCGCAGTATTAGCGATCACGCACTATCAGAGTGGGTACCGCAAAACTTCATGCTCACACCGATGAAGCTGCGGCAACCCTCAAAAACCTACCCAGACCTAAAAACCTGGAATCTTATCCTACAGCAGAGCAAAAATGGATCTATTCACCGCAATTCCGCCAAGCAAACCCGCGCCGCAGAAGCCTTCAAAAACATCGACTTCTCGTGAGCGCCTAAGCGGCGACGCCTTCACCGCCGGGATGAAAATCCTCGCCGTCGAATACAACCGGGAGCCGGACCAGGATCTGATGCGTACCTGGTGGCGGCAGATGAAACATCTCACCGACGATGAGTTTGTTAAAGCCATCGACGCCTACATGCTGGGACCATCAGCATTCCACCCGCATCCAGGCCAAATAATTACCTTAGCAGATGATGCCATCTTCGATACGAGGCAAGAGCTGCGCGATGAGGCAAGACGGCAGGAGTCTACAGCGCAGCAGGACTCAGTAGCACACGGCTGGGCAGAGCGAGTGCGCGCAGAACAGGACATGGCTGGACAAATCAGCACCCATTTAGTAAAAAATCTGGAGTTGTCGAGAAAAGACTCTGCGGATCAGCGTCTGATTGCAGCTACGATCAAGCATATCATGCGCTGTTCCTGCGGGGAGAAATTGGCCGATCAGCATGGACTCTGCAAAACAGCACAAGGGTTGGCAGGACCGGGGCGTAGCGGACAGCTTGAAGAGGCGCTGGACGCGGCACAGCACATCCGCGCCGGGATAGAATGAGCGGGAGCGGCGGCGGGGCTACGAGAGTGGACGGAGAGTCCGTCCAGGAAAACTCCACGGGGAGTGTAGCCTCCAGCGACTGGCGAGTCGAAGCCGCTCCCGTCTCAATCCGTCTGGAGCCGCACGAATTCCTGCTCTCAGCGTTGATTGGAGCGCAGAACCAACTAGCGAGATACACCACGCAGCTAAACCATCACGCTAGTATCGATGTGACCCATGAGACGGAAGGGTACCAGCACTCTGCGCGAAGTGAGCTGGCGATGTCGAAGTGGCTGGACAGTTACTACGACGGGCATGTAACAGACAAGAGCGCGAAGGACGTTGCCGGGGCGTATCAGTTACGCTCGACAGCCCTGCCCCAGGGGCGTCTAATCCTGCGCGATATCGATTCCTCTACCGATCCATTCGTGCTAGCGATCATCGACGGATTAGAGGTGCGACTGATGGGGTGGATATGGGGCGAGTCCGCTAAGACTGAAAAATACCGACACGATTATCGGAATTGTGTGCTCTACTGGGTACCGCAGCAAGATCTGGAGCCAATGTCCTGTTTACCATCACCGGAGGAGGTGCTACATGCGTGAAGATTCTAACCTAGAAACCTTTGCAACGTCGTACGAACAACTCGATGAACACCCCGATGACGCAGAACAGCATACGGAATTTGTAGAGAATGAAACTCAGGCGGAAGACCACCTCAAGGCGCTGGCATATCACCGCGATAAAATGATCGATATCGAGACACATACCATATTGGAGATCTCAAAAATTGAGGAGTGGCAGGAGCGGGAGATGGATAAAATTCGCCGCAAATCGACTTACCACGAGCGCTCATTGGAGAGCTTCATTGCCCGTATCAAGGCAAAGAGCGTCAACCTGGTAAACGGCAAGATCAAGAAAATAACTGGGCGACTGCGGGTTGAAGTAGAAGACGCGGACCAAGTTCCTGCCGAATATCAGGTCCAGCAGCTCAATATAACGGTAAACAAGAAATCAATCCTCAAGGCGCATACAGAAACCGGCGAGTGCATCCCTGGGACTGCGGTAGTGCGTGGTGACGATAGCTACAAAATCACCACCACCGCATTGGGGCATCCCGTCCGCGAGTTGGGGGAGCATGAAGTTATTGGCTGAAGAAGACCGGAAGATTATAGCTAAGCTAAAGAAGCAGGCGCAATCGAACCTTAATACCTATTCCCCCGGTTCTGTGTGGGTGCAAGTTAATGCGGTGCCTCTAAAGCGAGTATGCGAAATAGCTGAAGATGGGCAGGAGGGAATATAATACCTAGTGACCTATTTTAGATTATTTGGCCTGTTTTTCTCTTCAAGCGTCACCAACTTATGAACAGAGGACGTAGTAGATCAATGGATAATCATACTCCCAATGGGCACCGGCGTCTGGCATTGGCAGTGATACGTGACGCCCTGCATCAGTGGAACAAGCGCGGTGCGCTGGAGGCGAAGGAGTTCCTGGAGGGCGATATGTTCCCGTTCCTTGAAGCTGCTGATCTGGAGCTTGACGATGTCCGGCTGCGTCGGACCTTACGCAAGAGCGGCTTGGTGCCGTTGTCAGATCCGGAAAATACCTAGTGACCTGTTCTAGTTTATTTGGCCTGTTTTCCCCTTTAGGCGTCACCAACTGAGGTGGAGGTAGGATGAAGATCCACTGGGTTAGCACGGCCAACGACCTCAGAACCTGTTGTGGCCGCAGTATCTACGAGCGTGGCATCAGGGTTTTTCATGGGGCTCCCAAGCGCAAGCGGCCGTGGGAATGCCCGACGTGCAAAGAAAAGGTCAGGAGTGAACCGTTAAAAAAGGAGCAGCATAATGCCAGGGCAAAAAAAATTCACCCCGAGGGAAATCGAGCGCGTGATGCGGATGTACAAGACAAAAGATGAAGCGGCGGCGGCGCTGGGCGTCAGCACCCCCACACTGCGACGGAGGGTTGAAGAGCATCGCCGTAGACTAGCCTCGCAGCAGAAAATCTACAGCAGCGCACAAGCGGCAGAGATTCTAGGAGTCGAGATAAAAACCATCTATCGGTATCTTCGCTCTGGCGATTTTCCCAACGCACAAAAAGAGAAGACATGGAAAATCCCTGAAACCGATCTGCTGTCCATGCCAAATGCACCGACAATCGCGGCAGTGATAGAACTTTTGGAGGAAGAAATACCAGTAGTGACGTTAGGCGGGTGACGATCCGCGATCAACATACGCCTGACTGATGAGGTATGCTGCGGCCACCAAGGCCATAGGCCAGGTCATCTCGACTGCGCCGGCACCGGTGGCGACAGCGGCGACCGCCGTCACACCCAGTTTCCTGCTCCCTAACTTTTGCAGTAATTTTTTCATCGTATCACTCCTGTTCAATCAGCTCTTCTACGGCTTCCACTGCGGACTCTTCTGCCTGCCCGTTGTCCGCGCCCTCAGACGCCTCCAGGTCACGTAAAGCCATCAGATACCCGTCCTGGCGTTGTGCCACCTCACGCAACTCATTAACACGCTGTATGGCCTGCTGGAGAGCCTCTGCGACCTTCTGCCGTTCCTCCTCCATCTTTTCACGTTTTTTGGCAATTTCTATCACTTTATTCTCCTCTTCTTTTTCATGCGCCGGGGACCGAACAGCGCCTCGCGGCGACGAGGTAAATTATAGCGTCGTCTAATCACGCTGTATCACCGCAGAGAGCAGCCCCTTCATTCAATCTTTACTTTTCCTCTTATCCAAAGAGGGGGGAAACGGCAGCTTGTCCAGTGGCCGCTCTATACGTAACGATTTTAATTCGCTGTTGGGCAATTTCATTAGTGTTCCACCGCTGATCGACATCTTGCCCCCATCGTCCTCAACCAGATCATAAAGATAAAACGTCGTTGATAGCACACCCATCTGTGCGATACGGGCGGGACGCCTTGTTCCGTTGATTTGTATCCAACAGGTCGTATTTTCCTGGTAATCCGATCCGATAAAAATCATTAACCCAGCTAATGCATTTTCGATACTGCCCTTTAGGAACAGCAGCAAAAACGCGACTGCCGCGATCCAAATGTATTCCTCTACCAACGAGGCTAATCCCGATTCCTCCCCGAATTTTCGCAGGGATTCCTCGGCCGCCCGCTCGTTCACTGAGGCGTCTTGTAATCATATATTCGTTTTTCCAAAAGTTGCAATTCTCTTTTCAGCTCAACTAACGCTCTCGCGTGAGCCGCTAACGTTGTATTTTGGACGTGGTCTGACGGGATTGGTTTGTCTTGGGACTCTTTTATATCTGATTCAATCGCGTTTATTTTCTCTGTGTGCATCATAGACAGATGCTCGCCTTGGCTTATTCTGGCATCTAACTGTGAATATCCCCACACCGCTAATATAACAGTTGCTAAAATCTGGATTAAAAAACTAAGTGAAAACTGTACGCCAGACTGTTCATTCAGCTCGATAGATTTGTCTGCCATTCATTATTAGCTATCACACCGGGGGGAGTGGTGTCAGTTATTATAGTCGCTCTTATCTTATCATCCACAACTCAACCGCATCAGAAATGTCTTCCATCTTGATCCAGCGTGAATTTGTCGGTTCACCCGCCTTAATCTGCACTTGCCCCAGCAGTCCAATCAGATTCCACTCATCACGATCCTCTCGGGGTTGATAGTTTTCTGCCAGCGACTCATCGTAATCGGGGTTTAGCTGGCGGACATCCTGCGTTGATTGAACCGCACCTTCTGGCGGGGTCCAACCAGCATCCCCTGCAAGCTCATTACGCTCGTAACATGATCCAGCTTCAATCTTGACATCGCCCACCGCAATGCCATCCACCGCCTCGGTTTTGATGTCACCAACGCTTTTCCCATCTGGTATGTCATTGTCCTCTTCGTAATACGTTGCACCCACCGCTTCGACAACATCCGATTCCGTTGCCTTCACATCGTCCCATTCCCAAACTGTAACATCCTCGCGCAAATACACGCCCCAATCATCGGTGAGGTATTTATCGGTCCAGTGGTTCCACGCCGTATTACCAACGACTGCACTATTCTTGTTGTCAGCCTGTGGCCTTGTTACGCCTAAAATATTGTCGGCTGAATCAGTGTCGGCATTATAGATCCGTATCTTCTCACCGTCCAGCACAACCGCTTTGCCGATCTCTAATTCAGTACCATCGGATGACTCAAAAAACTCAGCATAATCAGCGCCTGAGTTATTCCATGTGCCGTCTGCGTACGCTTCGCCGTCACCGCGCAAATGAAACTCTCGATCTCCACCATTTCCAGAATAAAAAGACATCATCGAATAAGCCGAACTCGCCGCTCGGGATGATTCGCCGAAAAGTACAGTGGAGGTATACGTTGCGTGAGTATTATCAGCCCGGAATGTCATCTGATTGGCACTGTCTACTATTTGCAACTTTGCGGCAGCTGCCGTAGTACCGATGCCGAGCTTGCCATCTTCAGCGATATTAAAATAGGAGTATACGTTGGTGGTATCATTAGCAATACTGAACTGGCCATCGTTAATGACCATAATCCAATCGTCTGCATCGGCCGACGTGTCGCGCAAAACTACGCCGGGAACTGCTGACTCGACATAAAGTTTAGGCTCAGTGTTTGTCCAATTCGTTGTGTTGCTCGTTGTTCCTACCATGAGGTTGCCAGAAGAGTCGATCCGCATACGCTCACTGCCAGCAGTAGCAAAAGCAAACGCATCGACCCCATCATTATTGAGGTAGTTTATCCCACCCGCATCCGCACTATCGGGATCACCAAAGTAAATACCACAAGTATTGGCAGCAGGTGATAGTATTGAAATGCCACAATTGCCGCTATTTTCGATAACAAGATCGTTAAAATCGCTCGCCGCTGCGATGGTCCCTGCTGATGCAGTATGCACATGGAGGGTGCCATCAGTGCGAGCAATGCCCACCCCAGCGGTGCCAAGAAGGTCCGTATTAGTCCCGCCTGTCTTAATAGCAATAATCGCAGTATCCGCATCGTTCCTGATCGTCACATCGTTAGTGCTGCCCTGTCCCGTGAGGACAAGGCCATCGGCGGTCTGCCACCCCATCGCTGCTTTATCGGCTGCCGCCGTATCAGTGGTAGCTTCTACCGTCCCGCCGGTGATGACGCCCGTAGTCGTTATCGCTGAACTGCCGGTATCTATCGTGCCAAAACCACTGGTGATCGAACCGCTGTTCAGCGCCCCTGTGGTGACGATTGAGGAACTACCGGCGATAACCCCATAAATAGACCCTATGGCGGTATCGCCAATCGTAATCGCATCAGCTTCCAGCGTACCGTCGATGTCCGCATCGCCTGAAATATCAAGGCTGGCAGCAGTGAATACTCCATCTGTAGTCAGCGCACCATTAAATTGCCCAACTCCAGCAGTAGATATTGTGGCACCCGTCGACCCATAACCGCCACCAAAAGTACCCGCAGCAGTACAGACGAGCGAGGCCAGCGTGGCCGCACCGGACGTAGCCAGGGTAGCGAATCCTGTAACATTATTACTATCGTCTATCGTCACACCGCTGTTCTGCCCCGTCTTGCCGCCGGTGCCATTGAAGCGGATGATAGCATTATCGGTGGCCGAGCCAGGTCCACTGAAGTCGCCCCCGCTGGCAGAGGCTTCCCAGTTGGGGAGGGTGCCGGTGCTGGTGAGCACCTGCCCATCGGACCCTACGCCCAGCCGCGCTAAAAAGCCGTTAGCGTTTCGGTAGTAGACATCACCCGTAGCATCGCTGCCAACGGCTAACCCGGCATTGGTCAAGATCAAGTCATCAGCTGACTGATCCCACAATACGCTGGACCCTGACGTATCACCGAAAAACTGGACATCGTACCCGGTCCCATTCACCCCGACAGTGACCGTGGCATCTATCTGCACCGCACCGTCTATATCCACCGCGTCGAGGTTGGCAGTTCCGTCTATATCGGCATCGCCACTGATGTCGAGGCTGCCCCCGTCTAATTCTCCGGTAAGGGTGAGGTTGCGAAAAGACCCAATATCTTTGTTGCTATCCACAACAACGGCAAGGGATGCGGTGACGGTCCCCGCGCTGACGGCATCCAGCACATTCAGTTCAGCCGCTGTGGTTGTTACTGCGGTGCTGCCGATCAAGAGTTTATCTTTAACTATATCTATAGTTGCACCACCAGCCGTCAGCAGCTTATCTGCCGAAGTGTCCCAAAGCAGGTAGGCCGAAGCCGTGTCCCCGAAGAACTTCACATCGTAGCCCTGGTCATTTGCGCCCACGGTGATCGTGGCATCGACCTGCACAGCCCCGTCAATATCTACGGCATCGAGATTGGTGGTCCCGTCGATGTCAGCATCGCCAGATATGTCCAACGACCCTCCATCCAGTTCGCCTGTCAATGTAACATTGCGAAATGAGCCAATGTCTTTGCTGCTGTCTACAACTACCGCCTTAGACGCTACAACAGTCCCAGCCGAGGCCGTATCGAGGAAATTGAGCTCGGCAGCAGTAGTTGTTACAGCCGTGCTGCCGATCAGTAACTTGTCTTTGACGATGTCGATAGTGGCCCCGCCAGCCGTCAATAGCTTATCAGCCGAGGTATCCCACATCAGATACGCTGAGGCGGTATCGCCGTACAGTATTACATCGTACCCCTGGTCATTCGCCCCAACTGTGACCGTGCCATTGGCTTGGGTGGCCCCTGCTACCGTCAAGCCACCTGCCAATGATAGCGTTGAACTGGCTACCGTAGCATGTGGAGTCAATGTGAGGTGGGTGACAAAG